CCTGAAATGACTAGACGTTACGGGATTAAGAACGCGGATGGAACCATGAGGGCCAAGATTGGTTTTGTTGATTTTAGCGAGGAAGAAAACCCCAACGAATTGATAAAACTAACTTATCAAGCCTTGGTTAATGCGTCCCGTCCACAGTTGGCCCTTAAAACGTCAAGTGTTTATTTGAAAGGTGTCAAGATTGGGGACACTATCCGAGTGGTCCGGCATGATAAGAAACTAGACTATGATACACGGGTATTTGAAATTACTTTCAACCGTTTAAACAATCAATCTAGTGACATCAAATTAGGCGACCAGATAAGTGAAAGCGCAAACTCAAAAATTCAAAGCGTAGCGGATAAAGCAGTTGAAGACTTTATTAATAATGAGTTCAACAGTTTTGTCCAAAAGTTGCCGGATTTTGTCAAGTCCGCGGACGGTTATAACACAAATTGGTACAGCGTAGAGGATCCTGTTAAAAAATACCCTAAAAAAGTATTGATTAATGATATTTGGTACAAGCCGGATCCGGAACATGAAGGGCATACCATCATGCAACGCTGGACGGGTGAAGCCTGGGAAGAAATCCTAAGAACCTACAATGAAGTAAGTTTACAGGATAAAATTGATCAGAAATTTAATGAGCTGAAAAAAACTACTGACCGTGCAATCGCAGAAGCTAACGTGCGTAGCGCAAAAGCACTAGCAATAGCTGGAGCTGGCGCTGATTTAGGCCGAGAAGCGAAAGAGATCGCAAACGAGAACGTCAGAGAGCTAAACGCGTTTAGAACCAATGTCCAAATTGAGCGCGAGAAGCTATCTGACGAACTCAAGCGATATTCGCGAGAGGAAACGACTAATCAGATTGTTGCCATCCGCGAACGATTGTCAAGCGATTATGTTGCTAAAAACACCTATGTCGAAAATGTCGAAAGCACAAAACAACGTTTTGAAGCTCTTACCAAGGACAATGAAGCCAAGCTAGCAGAATTTAGACAAGGTATTGATGGCCGATTGACCACGCTATCTAGTCAAATTTCCGAAAGTGTCGCTGATTTCCAAAAAGTCAAAGAAACCTCATTACTCTATGAGCGTATCCTTGGCAAGTCCGAAGCAGACGCAACCGATAAGCTATCACGGCTTGTCATGAGTAGCGAGATATTTCAAACGGAAGTAGGGAAGTATTCTACGCAAGGTGGCCCGAATATGCTTCGAAATTCGAGGGCGGACGACGGGTTGAAATATTGGACTGAAGCTAACGGAAGATTAGGCTTCACAGCGCATTCGTTTTACTTCAATGGACAAAAACGGATGTTTGAGTTGAGGCCTGGTGCAGTCGTTAAAAGTCCACGATTTATCGTCAAACAAAATGCAGACTACACGCTTAATGTTTTAGGTTTTGATAATAATTCAAAATATCTTAGGATTTATTTTTGCAAGCGAAAAAAAGGGTCAACGGCAGACTTTGAAGAAAAACAATTGGTATTTGACGGAAGACCACAATGGACAGACGGACCTGTTTTTAACAACTCAAAAGCAGTTAAGAAAACCTTTAAGTTTAATATCGGTGAATTCGATGACGGTTACCTTCAATTTGAGTATGACCGCAACAATTCTAACAAATGGGGCGGTCTATTTATGACCGAGCTTGATTTTTACGAGGGTTCGAATGACCGTAAATGGCAACCAGCGCCTGAAGATAGCGCAGAGCCTATTGAAGCGGTACGGACGCAAGTAACACAGCTAAATGATAGATATTCAATACGAAGTTTAAACAGCGCCGGCGACGTGCTTGGACAGTTAAATCTAAACCCGGACGGGTCAATTAGGATCAATGAAGGCTTACTTTCCGTGGGTGAAAAAACCATTATCAAGGACGGCGTGATTAAAAAGTCAATGATCGGCAAGGCTCAGATAGGCACGGCACACATTGACGAAATCGACGCAAGTAAGGCTAACCTTATCAATGTTACCTCTAAAAATGTCGCAACCGAAGGGTTGACGGCCAACATCATTAAGGGCGGGAAGCTGTCTTCGTTGAATGGCGTTACTGATTTTGATTTGCAGACCGGATGGATTGAAGCAAATGGCCATAACATTGGTATTAGAAATAGATTCCCTGGCAGACCATTGCAATATTTGACTTTTGGAAAAGGGCGGATCGGCGATGTCGAAGGCTCTTATACGGCTCTATTAAGTAACCGGAACGGTGTACAGAAAATGGATAGTACTTCTGCAGGTATCCAGATTTGGAACGGCAGAAGTAACGGGAAAATAGCTTCGGCTATTACATTTTACGGGCAATCAATGGATTTTTTGTTGAGCGGTCAAGAGAATTTAAGAGGTGTCTCAATAGATATTGGGAGGAGAGAAATTAATGGCCTCCTAGACATCTATATTAGAGATAAATCTTTGGTTGACTTATTTAATGTGATAGACAAGAATTTTAAAGGAATTGAAGATCATTTTAAGCGCCACAATCTGGGAGCTCCCGGATATTATCGGACATATATGTAACAAGGAGTATCAATGAACACAGCAGATAAAATCATCAATGAATTGGCTTTACAACTAGCCGATAAATCGATCGAGCAAGCGAACTATAAGATTTTCTACGAAGAAACTCAAGAGAAGCTAGCAGAAGCACAAGCACAGCTTGAGCAAGCGGAAGCGCAACTAGCACGGGTTAACAGCGTGTTAGAAGCAGATGAAGCTTTTAAAGAGCTATTTGACGAAATCGCAGAGAAATTAGAAAAGGAAGACTAAAATATGGCATTTAAAGTAGTGAATAAATACTTGCAAGAAGCAAACAAAACTTTTGTCGCAATTCGACAAGACGCACCTTATACGGCCTTTGACCGTACTTTGGTCGGCGACCGCACAAGCGAGTCAGATGAAGCATTGATCCAAGCAGTCCTTGGACAAGTTGCGACCGAGTTTAATCCGGCCGATGGCGTGAAGAAGTTGCAAGAAGACTTGCAAACACAAGCTGAAAGCTACGAGCAAAAGCTTGCTGAAAAAGATACCAAGATTGCAGAAGTAAAAGCCGTGGCAGATTGGGCAGTCCTTGCACGAGTGACTGATACAGATAACCCACTAGACCCGACCATCTTTAAACGTGGTTTGGAATTGGTTGAACTTGGGAAAACTGGCAAAACTTACCAACCACAGGAAATTTTCACACTTGAAAATCCGAACCATGTCGAAAAATTCCAAGAAGGGAAACGCGTCATGATTCAAGTGACTGAACCATTTACTTACCAAGGCGAAACCTTGGAGCAATTGGATAACCTTTATAAAAACGGCAAGATCGGTATCTGGAAGTGGACTGAACCAAAAGAAACACCCAAAAATTCAAATGATTTAGAAACGCAACCGGTACAGTAAAGCAATTAGAATCATAGGGAGGTGGTTAAAATGGCCCTAGTGGACCTAATTGACAAGCTTACACCGGTTTTAGTTGTAATTATACCTAGTTATTTTTCCTTCAAAAGTACCAAGACAAGCAAAGAAGCAGATCAGAAATTAAGGGATCTTTCTGATAAGATTGACGATCTGGAAAAATCTGTTTTGAATGTTGAAGGAATTGGAGAAGATAACCAGCGGAATTTGACGATTATCGGAAAAGGCTTGCAACGCTTGCAACGTTTTCGATTGCAAGAAAATTTGAAAAATGCCCTTAAAAGAGGGCACACTAACCAGCATGAAATAGAAGAACTTTCCCGGCTTTATGAGAGTTATATTGAATTGGGCGGGAATGGTGCTATTAAAGTGCTATTCGAACGGTTTTTAGACCTAGAAATTAAAGAGGAAAATTGAAATGAACCAAATTACTGAAATTGTAACTAGTGGCGCTATGAGCATTTTCGTGGTGTTAGTGGGTATTGTTGTTAATGCTGTTAAAAACTACCTGACAACGCGAGGCGGAAAGAAAGCCCTTGAAGTGGTTGAAATCCTAGCTAAAAATGCCGTACAGGCTACCGAACAAGTAGCGGATAAGCTAGACATCCACGGTAAGGATAAGCTGGAATACGCTAAAACAAGCTTGATTGAAGGCCTTGAGCTTCATAACATTTATTTAACAAACGATCAGTTAAATACTTTTATTGAATCTGCTGTTAAGACAGCAAACGACGCTTGGAAAAATTGAGGTAAAAAAACATGGACAAAGTAAAACTATTTCAAGATGAAGTATTGGGGCAAGGTTTTGACATTGATGGCTGGTACGGCTGGCAATGCTGGGACGGTTACGCTAAGTATTGCTTATGGCTGGGCGTACCGTTTGCGAATTGTACAGATTCCGGTTATGTTAAAGACCTTTGGGAACAGCGTCATTATAACGGTATTCTTGATCACTTTGATGAAGTGGAAATTATGCAAGGAGGGGAAGTAGGAATCTTTATGGAAACAGCAGTAACGCCGGTTTCTCACGTCGCTGTCTTCGTAGCTGATATTGATGGCTCACAAGGTTGGTTCCTTGGTCAAAACCAAACCGGCACCCCTGGACCAAACGGAGGCGCTAGCTTTGATTTAGCTATCTATCCATATAGTGCGCTTTATCCTACAGCCTTCCGTCCTAAGGGCGAACCGCTAGAGAAAGAAGAATTGAAAGAAATCATTACAGAAGTCATGGCAAACCATGAAGTTCCATTCTTCCCTGAAGAAGCTACATTTACAGTTGGCGATAGTCCTATCAATGTCCGCCGTTATCCTGATTTAGACGGTGAAATCGTGGCTACTTATCAACCAGGCGAGAAGGTTCATTATGATTCCAAAGGAACCAATGCAGGTTTCCGCTGGATCTCTTACATGGGAGATTCAGGCAATCGGAATTATATGGCTATCGGTCCCGTGGATGAAGCCGGCAACCGTACCGATTTATGGGGTATGCTGGAATAATTCAAAATACAATTAAACCCTACTAGCTTATGGCTAGTAGGGCTTTTTTGTTGTAAAAAATAAAAAAGTTATAAAAAAGTATTGACAATCACGGCATACCGTGATATAATATAGTCAGAAAGGAGGAAGATATGAAAATATCAGAGATTGCCGAATTAATGGTAGCAACTGGAACCCTATTAACAGGGATTGCAAGTGTTATCGTGGCAATAAAAAAAGAGCCAAAAGAACGCAAGACAAGTAAAACAAAGCGGTTCAAGTAAGGCTC